TGTTTTATTTGTTAATAAATACCTTGTCCCAAGTTGTCTTAAGGACTCCGTCAATCATCTCTGTTATTACTATCTCCTCATTTCTAAGATGCTCTGGTCTTGCACCACAAGTGACTTCATCATTGGTTTTGAATGTAAGAATGGTCTTATTACCTTTTCTATACATATAACCAATAGCATCAGCCTGTGCACAAATCATTGATTTAATCTTACCAGTTAAGTCAATGTTGGCAGACATAACTAGTTCACCTTTATCATCAACTTGTTTGTCTTTGATATGACCTGATAAGATAATTGTGGGCGCTAATGTATCAATAAAATCCAATACTTGGAAGAATGCTTGACGGATATATAAATATCCTGCACCATTAGCTAAAGTAACTACAGTGTCACCATCAAAGTTCTTACCCATTGGAGTCTGTCTGTAGAGTTTGATAGCCAATGGCATAATCATTTCCTCTAATGCAGTTACAGTATCTATGGTAACATAATCATATGGTCTTCCTGCTTCCTTAATAGCTTTACCGGCATCTAGCAGTTCTTGAAGAGTAGTGATCTTAATCTTAAGAGCATCAATGTAATCAGTTCCGTTTTCTAAATCAAAAATCAGATTGTTATCAAGACCAGCATACGCTGTGGTTTTACCAGTCTTTGGCTTAGAATAAATTAATATTCTCTTAGGGTTCACTCTGTCCCCCTTAATTTTTACAGTTGGCAATGTTATTCCCATGACTTAAGAATTAATGATGTCATTTAACCATTTCTTGTTACTTACCGGCTTTTTAAGCATGATAGCTGCAAGATCTCTCATTGTAATTTGACTCAACGGAGCATCTAGATCTGGATCCATGATCTCATCAAAGTCTGGGAACTCACTTACCTCTACTGCTTGTTCCATTTCAATCTTAATCAACTCTGATACAGGGACAAGATATCTGAAATGACCATTAGCTGCTGGTTCAGTCTTCTCATACTCTTCTTCATAATGGGGATTGAATCTCCACTTGTAAAGAGTTCTGGTAGGATCTTCAGGGTCTAGGTCAATACTTGTAAACTCAGTATAGATATCCTTGCCTTTCTTAAGTTCACTAAGAAAGAATCCAATATGCTGCTCTGACATAAATTTAGGCACATAAGCACACTTGGGGATGAATACTGGGTTGTCTTCACCTAGTAACTTGAATTTCCATTCATGAAACGCATACAGTTCCTCAGTCTTTTCTTGCCTGTTGATTGTAGGTTTTGTTGTTAAACTCATAATTTACTATTTTGTTGTTAGTCTTTTCTCCTGTTGTGGAGGTGTAATCATCTCTGCAATCATCATCTTTTCAAATTCAGCCTTGAAGAAACATAATCCAGTCTCACCATTTCTTGATTTAAGAAAGTGTAGTACTAAGATCTTGTCATCATCAATCACATACCTATCAGGTCCATAGAATCTAATTTTCTGTTTACCAGGTCTATTAATTCCTATGACAGTATCAGCATGCTGCAGAATTGCATCAGAACCAAATATATCAGACTCAAGCACGTAATTACCATATTTACCATCTTCACTTCTCTCAGGGTTGTCAATATTTCTATTGAGCTGACTCAAGAGTACAAATGCTACCGGCCACTGTCTTTTAAGAGATGTAATTGCTTCACCTAGGTTTGCTAGCATGTCCTGCTTAGACTTTTCCGTAGGTCCGTTCTTAAATAGTACAGAGTGATCTATAGTAATCAGAGCTTTTGTAAAAATCAGATTATCATCAGAATCATAGTGTGCATGGTCCATCATGTATTCCCCTATAATTTGCTTGAACTCTTCTACGGTACAAGGCCTTTCTACTACGTCTATGGGATACTTTATTTTGGCTTTTGCGTAATCATAACATTTTTGTAAATCATCACCTGAAAGTTTTCCGTCAGCACTACATAAGTACTTGTAAGATCTACCAATCACACTGGAATACTCACGTATTGCAGAAGTTCTTGCTAGCATCTCAAATTGGAATTGCAGGACTCTAAAGTTCTCACCGGGGTTAAGAGGAAAGGACTCTCTTACAATTTGTTCTGCAATAAGAGTCTTACCACTGGCAGGCCTACCGGCAATCACAGTGAAGGTATTCCACTCTAATCCATCTGTAGTTGCATTATTAAACTTTGCCCATGGTGTTCTGAGACTTTTAATCTCACCTTTCATTCTACCCTGTAGATATCTCAGAGATTCCTGAAAACCTTCACGTTGGCTGTTCCACTTTTTCTTTGGACCAGCCTTTTCTTTGTTATCCATATTTACCTGTTTATTTCCTTCTGCTTGACAATGTCATAGAGTACATGTAATACTGTTATGACAACTTCAATACTGAAGTATTGCCAAAAGGTCACTGGGATTATAAATAGATCAACTACTTTGTACCCAATGAGTGATCCCATTAATGCTATAATGAAGATCTTTAATTTGTAGTCTATCAAAATACTTTCTCACTAAAATGTGTGTCATCAATTCCTGTTTCTCCATTTGTAATCATATCACAATAATTTGCTAGCTCTGAATCATATGTCTTATCAGGATTCTGTTTGCGGATAAAGTACTGAGAAGTTCTCATGTATTTGTAACCTTGTCTTTCATACTGATCTAAATACAACTTTGTTGCGTTAAATACTGTTTCCCAAGAGTACTTGTGACTCTCAAAGAACCACCTGAAGTTACCTTCAAGGTTTGTCTTGTCTGCTCTTGCATATTTACCGCTGGGAAGCTTAAATTTAGGAAAAAGTTCCAAATAAGCCTCAATGTTTACCATGAAATTTTCACCCATAACGTCTTTAGAAGTCTTTTTCTTACTGTTCTTAAAGTAAGATTCTATTTCTTGTAAAAGTATGAGAGAAGGACTTGTGATTGTATCATCATCATTCAACCATCCACCATTCTTGAGACGCATTAGCTCTACAGAATAGTTGGTGTTAAATGATGGTACAATACTGTTCTTCTTACACCACAGTAAATAGAACTGGTTTGGAGACAAGCCGTTCTTTATTAATTTGTTGAAAATTTCTTCCATCACCACTCAATATCAAAATTATTATTCTTCTTGAGTAAATCTTTAATCTCTACAAATACATTCTTGCTATCCCATTCTTTATGGCCAGTATAGCTGGCGGCTGCTGGGTGCGTTACAAAGAACTTGTAGTTATTATCATTTACACATGATGCCCATTCTTCTGCTTTCTTACCTAAGTACACGTAAATGATTCCACTGTTGTGCCAGGTAAGCCAATCAAACAGGTATGCAGAGAATGGCTTCCAAATCAGATAATGCTGACCTATCTTACCTACATTAGTTGTCAAAGCCGTATTAAACATTAGTACACCTTGGTTTGCCCATCTTGTAAGATCTTTATCTACGGAAACTGGTGCACTATTATATACGGACTTGTTGACTGCATTTAACAAGTACTTTAAACTTGGTTGCATATCTTCTGTTTGACTCAGACTAAATGATATCCCATCAGCATGTCCTAATCCAGGGTATGGATCTTGGCCAATGACTACCACCCTAAGCTCACTGTATGGGCACTCTTCAAATGCCCGGAACCAGTTCTTCATAGTAGGGGTAAATCTCTTACCATCTTTTGCTTGTTTAGCAAGCTCTACTATAATGTTATCAAAGTCACTGCTATAGATAAAACTCTTCAATACTCTAGCCCAACCTGATGGTTCAAGTTTAGCCAATATTTTTTCTTTTATTTCCTCAATGTCTAGTTTCTGATTCATATTTTCTATATTTGTGTTATGGCGGTTAAAGTAAAAGAACTCAAACAAGACACTATTATTGATGTAAAGGTCAATAATAACTTCTATAAGATGCTTAAGCATGTACTCTTCTATCTATTCAATCAAGTTCCTGACCCTGTCAAAAGAGATGAATCTCTTAAGAAAATAATGGGAGGGAAATATGAAGAAATGAATGATCTTGAGCGTAGCTTTTATACAATTACTGTTTTGTTAGCAGAAATTGAAAAAGTTGCTAAAGAGAATGCTCTTTATGATGAGAAAGAACTTCTTCAACCAGGGGATGAAGGATATGAGGCTCCTACTCAAGAATAATATCATTCTGTCTAGCTACATCTTTACAAGCTTCAATAGCCAAGGTTATTTCTAGTAAACTGCAATCAGCAAATGATTTGCATACTATCTTTCTTTCACCTTCATCTTCTACTTCATAGCATAATCCAGCCTTCTCTTTGATGATCAATTTCATGTCATCAAATGGAAACCCAAGTTCTCCTGCTATTTCTCTTATACAGGCATGAACTTTACTTATTTGGGCAGGAGATGTTCCCCTACCCTTAAGACATACAAAAATCTCTACTTCTTCACCGTCCTTGATCTTAGCAATGAACTGATCATATAAGAGCTTATCTTTCCCATTAGAGTAACTCAACTTAGAATTACTCTTCACTAATGTTCCTATAAACATACTGATTACTTTTTCTGTTTATCCCACTTTCCAAAGAGTGCAATTAACATCTGCACATCTGCCAAGTCCTTGATAACTATACCAGACTCATAGCAGTAAACTTTCCACTGATCATTGTTAATCTCATCACTTGCGTCACTCATCAGGACAAAGTCAGGATTGAATTCAAGTTGATAGAAGTAATAGTCAGTTTGATCTCCTGTTTCTTCTACAGGTTGGTCTATTCTTTCAAAACCTTCAGCTATAAGTTCTTGTTCTTTCATAATTTATCAAGTTTTTCACCTTTGACTATGAGAGTTGGATATTTGCTAATGACTTCTCTGAATTCTGGAGATACATCTTCACCATAAGGTTTCCACTGACCGTGTTGCTTGATTCTTTGCTTTCTAAAGTTATCAATAGCTAGTAAACCTATATAAAGATTGTCTTCATCTTCAGAGCTACACATTTTAGCAATGTTCTCTCTTTCCTCTTCAGTAATCTGTTGTAATGCAACCAACAAGTTCATCTCAAAAGCCAACATAAAGGCTTTGTAGTTCCCTTGTTTAGTACCTCTGTGGTACATATACCAAAGATAATTAAAATTTCTGTCCACTGCAGAAGTCATATTGAAATGCTCTTCTATAATTTTCTTGCATAATTTATTACGCAACTGGACAGTTTTATTACCTGGTTTTTCTACTGCAAAATCATTTTCTGAAATCATATACTAATGGTTTATTCTTCAACTTCAATAACTTTCATGCCTTCTTTGCGTTCTACTTTAGGCATAATTACAAGACCATCTAAGATGATCTTATCTAAAATCTGTGTGTGCTGGGTGATTAACACTGATTCTACACCTCCTTTAGCTACAGCAGCAAGGATGGCAATCTCAATATCAGTTTCTGGAATAAGAACAATCTTAGTTGTTCCATTCATTAAAATCTCTACTTTCATAATCTTAGTTTTTATAGCTTTTCAATGCATCAATACACTTTAAAGCCTGTTTGCTGGTTACATAGAAGTAACCTTCTTCAAATGTCACTTTAATCAGATTCATCTCATAATTAAGACCAACAGTCTGGTCATTAAATGAAAGAACTTGGCTCTCTTCACTACCAATACAAGCTACAATATACGTATAGAAGGTCATAAGATCTTCTTTACTTGAAAATCTCAGGTTCTTCTGTACCTCAATATGCTTATAGGCAGCATCACGGAATGATAGCCAATAGGTAGATACTGTATCTACAGTAACATTTACAATACAGTGCAAACCCATGTTTGTACAAAATACAGTTTCTTGCTTTTTGCTGGAAACCTCAATCTGTGCTGATGCATTAAACATCCACAGTAAACTCAATAATGCTAATCCTCTTTTCATAATCAATAAACTAATTGTAAAACAATAACTATACTCATACAACATACTATGATGCCAACTGATACTCCTACATAGAAGCCTTCCCAAAATCTGTCTCTTACTCTCATACTTATTTATTTAGTGATCCCAATAGGAGTCGAACCTATAACCCCTGCCTTAGAAGGGCAGTGCTCTATCCAATTGAGCTATGGGACCATGTGTCACTAGACGTAGTGACCACCTTACCTACCTAACTAAACTATTTATACGCGCTTATGAAATAAGCAGTACTCATGACAGGACTTGAACCTGTGATAGACGCTCCTTAGAGTCCGCTATCTTAGCACCATTTTGCTACATGAGTAACCTATCTGGGGTTGCAGACAGATATTATAATTCTATTGTGATAATTAAACCCTTAACTTTTGCAACTATCAAATCATTCTTGTCAATCAGGATTTCAGCTTCTGCTGTAGTTTCACCATCATGAACAGTAATCTTCATAGGCTCCTGTATTTCATCATACTCAAACATAGATGTGTATCCTTCTGGATTTTGCATCTTATGCATAAGATCATCTACAAAGCTAAAACTTTTTGTATAATCAGGTTCTTTGTCAATATCTGTGTCTGATCCTAAGTCTATTGGAGTGTCTAGCTCTCCTGGTTCAGGCAGTAATGACCATATTGATAATGGTTTCCCACGCATCTTATTATGATACATGCCCATACATGCTCCCTTAGATCTACCTAATTTAGTTGAAGCAAACTCTGCTGCCTCTGATTGATTTTTGCCTGCATTAAATGCAGTACTCATAAGATGTGCTAATAATGCCATCTCTTCTTTTGACCATGACTGGTACTTAATCTTTTGTTCTT